GTTAAGGTAGATTTCCGTCTTGCCGCACTGAGCCGGGCCGACGAAGACCATGCCGGTGTGCTTCACGCTGGTCAGGATGTCCATCGGCTCCACCAGGTAGGGAACCATTTCGTTCTTCCAGGGTCCGACGTATGCGCCCTTGTTGTTCAAGCGCCGGTATTTCTCGGCGGCCATCGAAACCGTCAGGCGCTCGGGCGGGCGCACGGCATCTGCCGAGGCCAGGACGATCTCTTCCAGGGTCTTGAAGGGTGCGCTCACAACAGGTCCTCTTCCTCGATCTCTTCCGGCTCATCCTCCAGGTTGGCGATGGAGGACCTGGTGCTCTTCTCCTGCGCCATCTCCTGGAGCTTCCGGTATATCTCATCCTGGAGCGTGTCTCCCATGCTCACCAGGAGTTCCCGCTGTTCGTCTTCCAGACCGACAGTCCGTTCCACGGTGTCCGGCCATAGCTGGACCGTAGACTTGATGGTCGCGAAGACCTCGGACAGCACCGCGATCACGTCCTCCGTGTGCCAGAGATCGCCCGCCTGGGCCTCCCACTTCTGGCGCTTGAGCTTGGCGTCCCAGATTTCCTTCTGGAGAAGCGGGGGCAGATCGCCCGCCCGCATCCGCTTCATGTATTTCTCGATGTCGATCTTGGCGCATCCGAACGGATTCGGTCGTCATGCCGAAGACCTGGGCCAGCCAATAGACGGTCACGCCCTGGAGCGCGCCTGTCAGCTTGGTCTCGACCTTGGGTTCCGGTTCCGGCTTGGGCTTCGGCTTCGGCGGACGGCCTCTTCGTGGCCTGCTGGCCTGGAGTTGCGCGTGCGGGTCCGGTTTGGTCTCGCCCAGAAGGTCTTCATCTTCACTCATGCCGCGATCCCCAGGTCATTTCTTATGCGTTCCATGTTGACGCGGACATACTCTACGATCTGGTCCTGGGTAGCGGCCTTGTTCTCCAAGGTCTGCGCCACCCAATGGTCGTGAGTGTCCCTCGCGAGGATGCGATATAGTCGGACGAACTCCCCCTTTTGACCTCTTCGGTGTAGCCGCTTATTAAACTGCTGGTATAGTTCCAGGCTCCAGTTGAGTCCATACCAGACGGCGATGTTCGAGCCGTGCTGGAAGTTGAGTCCATGCCCTGCCGACGCTGGGTGGAGGATCATGGCGCGGAGCTTTCCCTGGTTCCAGTCCTTGAGGTCGTTCGGCGTCTCGCCGTAGACGCGGACCCAGGGGTAGCGTTTCTTGATCGCGTGGACATCGAACTTGAAGGTGTAGGCGATCAGCACGGGAGCACCCTCGGCCTCCTGGAAGATCGAGCCTAGCTCATCGAGCTTGCGGTTGTGGATGTGCTTCGCCACGGGGGGCGTCGTGGGCGTCCAGTCAGGATCGTCCTGGTCAGCCTCCGAGTAGATCGAACCGTTCGCGAACTGGAGTAGCTTGTTCGCCAGGACGCCGTTGTTCACCGCCTCCACATCGTATTCGTTCAAGGCCAGAGTCCGCTGGAACCGGCGATACATATCCATGTGCCGGGGCTCCAGGTGGACGTAGCGATCCCTGACCTCCAGGGGCGGAAGCTCCAGGTAGTCTTCCTCCCGGAGCACATACATCACGTCCTTGAGCGCGGACATGATCTGTTCCTCCGAGTGATCGAAAGGCTCCCAGGTCTTGCGATACTGGTCATGCCGGAACCAGCGATTACGGAAAGCCGTCAGAGAGGTCCCCAGGCGCTCGCCATAGTCCAGGATGTAGCCCGGCCCCCAGAGGTCGATCAAACCGTTCGATGAAGGCGTCCCCGATAGCTCCCAGACCTTCGGGATCATGCGGCGCACCTGGGCCGTGTAGCCGAACTCAGACCGGCTCCTGGGCTTGACGGTGCCGTCCTTGCGAGGTTTCCCCTTCTTCGTTTTCTTGTCGCCGCCCTTGAGTCTAGAGGCTTCGTCGTAGATCATAATGTCGAACTGACGGAACCATCGCGCGCCCTTGAGTTCGTAGAGCCATTTGATGTTTTCGCGGTTGATGATGTAGAGATCGGCTTCGTGCTCAAGAGCCTCCAAGCGCGTGTCTTCGTCCCCAACAATGACCGAGTAGTGCAATTCGCGAGCGAAGTCCCACACCATGATTTCGTCGGGCCAGGTATCCTTCGCCACGTTCAAGGGAGCGACAATCAGGCCCTTTTTGAACTCGCCGGTTTTCCATTTCTCGTAGAAAGCGTGGAGCGCGGTCCCCGTCTTCCCGGAGCCCATGAAGGCCCCCAGGAGGACAGCATCGTGCTCTTGCATGAGCTTGCTCATCCATTGCTGATACTCATCGAAGTCCTCGTAGGTAAGGGTTCGGTCGAAGCCTTCGACCAGGCCGTAGGCTTCCGGCTGGAGGTAGAGTCTGGTATCCCCTTTAGGCACGCTTCACCCCCAGAACCTCCAGGGCGTCATCCACGTTATCGCAAGCGTGGACATCGCCGTAGGCGTCCCGGAGGCGATGCCACTCGCGCGACTGTTGCCCCTCCAGGGTCTCGCCTGGTTTCTTGAACTCGATCAGAACGAAGCGGCCAAAGCCGACGTAAGCCTTATCCGGCGCACCACGGCGGCCCTGCCAGGAAACCTTCCTGACCAGCCATCCCGCACGCCTGGCAAGCTCATCTGTTGTGGCCTCGACCGCTTCTTCCGACATTAGTGGACGCGAACCTCCATCATCGCCTGGTCATCGTCCCCCTCGATCTCATCGTCGCCGTCCTCGGCGTGGTGGGCGTCCAGGACCTCCATGATGTCAGCCCAGAACTGGTGGGCGTCTGCCGGAGCCTCGATCTCCATGACGCGGACATCGACAGGCTCCACGATCTCGAAGTCAGTGAAGAACTCATCGACCGTGAAGGTGTGGTTGCTTCCGCACTCGCACGCGAACTCGACCACAGGCACCAGGTCGAGCTTGTCGTTGGCGGCCACTCCCGTCTTGACAATCTCCACGATGGCTTCGGTTTCCAGGTGACGGGCGAATTTTCCTGAGAGGGACATGGTTTTCTCCTACTGTTCCCGGCCTTGTCGGCCTACTCGATGTGAGCACGAGTAGACACGAAGTTCAATCCTTGACGAACCATTTCGAGATATGGCCTGCCGCTTTCACCGGCATCGACTCGCCCCACTTGGGCAGATCGGTCATGCAATCCACCAGGAGCTTGAGCTTGTCTTCCGCCTCTTCCTCTCGCACCAGGCCGACGATCTGGTCGTGGATGTGCATGACGATGGGGATGCCCTCGCGGTTGGCATTGACGATCCCGCGCGCCAGGAGATCGCGAGCGATGGCCTGGTCAGCGTTCTCCGTCAGCTTCCCAGGGTGAGTCGAGATGCGGACCCACTGGTTCTTGTCGTTCAAGCCCAGGTAGGTGAGGGTCGGCTTCATCTCCCCCCAGGGGGCCATGACATCCTCGATCCGGGGCTTGTAGTAGTGGAGGCACCGGCCCGAGGGGAGGCGCATCCGCAAGAACGATCCCTTGATGTGGAACGACACCGGGCCGCACGAGACCTCTTGCTTCGTGTTCATGCACTTGAAGGCCGCGCGCTGGAGATCATACCAGAAGCTCACCGCGTCCTTGAAGGTGTCGCGCCAGACGCGGACGGACATGGAGGACTCTTCCTGGGTAAGCTTGACGCCCATGTTCCAGGCGTAGCCCAGGAGGCCGGTGGCCTCGATCTCGCCGGTTTTGTGGTTCTCGAACTGTTTTCCCTCGCTGAGCATGTAGCCGCAACCGAGAACCCCCGGCTTCGCGACCTTCCGCTTCGTCTTGTCCTTGAGGACCTTGTACTCGTGGAAGAGTTCCTTGTAGGGGATGCCGTAGAGGTAGGTCGCGAAGTCCACATACGGGTCGCGGCCATTCTCGAAGACCGAGAGAATCTTGCGGTCGCCGGACAAGAAACCCAGGACCACGTTCTCGATGGCCGAGAGGTCGGCGTCGATGAAGACATAACCCTCTGGGGCCTGCACAACCGTCCGCACCGCGCCGGACATGGCGTCGATGGGGCGGTCGAACATCATCTCCACGCCGTCCGCATCGAGACCCTGGAGCCATTGCGCGGCGTCTACCTGGGTGCCGCCGATGACCTCATCGAAGCCGCTATCAAGCTCCCGCCAGTCCAGGCCGTCGAGGCCGGGGACCGGCTTCGCGAGGTTCTGCGGCTGGAAGATTCGACCGCCCCAGCGCCAGGTGCGACCGGCGGCACAGAACTGGAAACAGTTTCGGAGGCGGCCATCGTGATCGGTGTGCGTCCAGACGGCATCGAACTTCTTCACCGAGGTCCGCGATACCTCCGACCGAAGGTCCAGCATCTCGTGGAGGTCCTTGACTTCCTCCGGGTGCGCCATGCCTCCGGTGACATCATCGTCAATGATTTCCTTGGCGCGCTTGACGTGCCCCGCCTTGAGATCATCGAACCGATAGCCGTTCTCCTGGAGCCATCCGAGTAGCTGGCCGTTGGCGTTCGGGTTGTCGAGCCCCGAGATTTCCTTCATCCGCTTGAGACGCCGCTGCACAAGCTCATCGCGGACTTCGATGATGTTCTCGCACATCTCCATGTTCACGGGGATGCCGCGTTCATTGATCTCCTGGTCGATGCACCAGAGGTCCCATTCCTCCTGGGGCAGATCATACTTGCGGAGGATGCGGTAAATCTTGCGCTCAGAGCGCACGTCCCAGACGTTGTATTCCAGGTATTCTTTCCAGAGCGCGGGCTTCTGCCACCAATGGACGCGCCGCCGAGGCATCGTCTTCGTGGCGGGGCGCATCTTGGAGAACCAGTTGATGAGCCGGTGCCCATCTTTCTTGAGATACTTTTCGTCCAGGTTCAACGCTTCGCCGCACTTGAGAAGCGCGCCTGGGAAAGACGCGGCCAGGGCCATGACCATAGGATCGCGCCATTGCTCCAGGGGGATGTCCAGCCCGTAGCAATACTTCCAGAGATACCGTTCGAACTGCGCGTTCCAGGCGTATTTCTTGATCTCGGGATCGAGAAGCGCGTCCTCCAGTTCGGCTGGCATAGGATCGCCCTCCGCTGGAACCCATTGCTTCACCGGCCCGTCGTCCAGGGCGAACCCTGTCATAAGGATTTCGGTGGATGGGTCGCGCGAATAGAGGGACAGTCCCGCCTTCTTTAGATCGACCTCGCTAAAACTTTCGAAGTCATGGTGCAATCTTGTCGGTTTATCACTGAGTCGGATCATACCTATACCCCGTCACAATTTGATGGATTAAAGACATGCTGCATCCGTATTCCTCAGCTAATTCTCGCAAAAGAAAACCACTCCCACGCTTTTGTCTTATTTCTTCCGCTTGCTCGTATGTGAACATTCTTCTGCTATTTCTGGTGACATCTTTCCCGTTCTCGCTTTTCGACCCCCAACACAGATTCACCAATCTATTGTCGGACCCGTCGCAATTCAGATGGCGGCTTTCTTGGTCTTCCCCTGGGGGTCCGACAAAAGCACGAAGCACCAGATTATGAACAAAATGGCTCCCGCCGCTTCTCCCTAAAACGACGGTGAGATGTCCATATTCTCCAGATTTTCCCGGAGACAGACTTTTACCCCGATAGCATCTTTCACCTTTCGAGGTTTTGACAGTTCGGTCTATCGAGCGAACTCTACCGAGATCGCTGACCTCGTATGCCTCTTCAAAACCAGGAATCGGTAGCCATCTTTCACTCATAGATGAAACTTATTGCACAAACTCAAAACATTCAAGAAGACTTTGTGCATGATGACAGTGGGGGCCGGTCTCCCGGCCCCCGCCCTTTTCAGAGCATGTCGTCGTCGTCATCGCCACCAGCGTCGTCGTCGCCGATGTCGTCCTCATCGTCGGTGAGGTCTTCGAAGTCGTCATCGCTGACGCCAGGCGCACCGAACGCTTCGCCATCACGGACGAACTGCACGGCCTCCAGCGATCCGTAGACCGCGTGGGGGACGGCATTGCCGTTCTTGGTTCCCGCCGGTTGATACCAGAGCGTCACGATTGCGTTGACGTAGCACCCCGAGTAGACGATGCCGTCCGCCTCGGCCAGATCGCGCTTGTCGCGCCCCTTGACCACGGGCTTGCGCGAATTGTTCGCCGAGACATACCACTGACCGGCATAGCCGTCGTAGTTCTCTTCGTCGCCGTCCTTCACGCAGTAGTTGTTCGCCCGAATCTTGAGTTCCTTGGCCTTTTCCTCGCCGAGCTTCTTCCCGATGGCGTCGATCTTCGCGGCCTTGAGGGCCTTCATAACCGGCATCGACTTCCCCTTGTAGGAGGCCATGAGGTCTCCGTCCTTGGGGATCAGGAAGTTCGCCGAGAACTTCGGATCGGACTCGGAGCCGTCTTCGCGCTTGAGCGTCTTCGGCTTCCAGATGTCCGCGAACGACAGCCGGACACCCTTGAGAGTGACGCGGCCCAGGACTTCTTTCTTCTTTTCGTCAGCCATGATCGTGTTCCTTCATAGTAGATCATCATTTGCATCGAGGTCATCGAACTCATCGGTGACCGATTTGATCTCGGCCCTGGAGTCTTCCTCCGGGACCAGGATCGGAGCCGGGGTGCCCTTGTCCACGAACCGTTCGAGAACGGTCGCATACTCGGCTTTCCCTAGCGCCTTCTCAGCCTGGGTAGGCGTGAGAAGCTGGGGTTCGTGGTAGGCGTCGGGTCCGAGCACCTTCACGAGCGTCTGTTCGGCCTTGTGGACGTGGTTCTCTTTCCACTTCCTGGCCGGGCTCCGTCCCTCCACCATCTTCATCCAGGGGACAGGGCGTCCCACGCTGGCGTCATGGTAGGCGGACTTGTGGAGCCCGTCGAGCCATCTATTGAGCATCGGACGCATCTTGAGAAGCATCGTCCGGCGCTCCGGCGTTATCTCTTCTGGAAGCTCCGGGGCTTCCTCCTGGTCAAGCTCATCGAACTCGATCCCGATCATCTCCAGGTGCCACTTGGCATGGGCTCCGCATGTATCGCGGGCGCGGCACCACTTGCACTGGTCTACGCCTGGGTTGAAGGGCGCGTCGGGGCTTTGGGATAGAACCGCTTGCCGTCTGGTGTATCTGCCAAACTCAAGTAGGCGTTCCATCGTAGTTGCCCAAGAACCGCCCGCTCCAGGGACGCGAGGTTGCTCGATAATAAGGGTGACTTTGATGTCGGAAGAGTCGTGATCGAACCGTTCGGCGCAGAGGGTGTTCCAGGCCCCGAGAGCATAGCCGGAAAGCTGGTAGTTCTCTTGGGCATAGACAGGTTCCTTCCCGTACTTCCAGTCGAACACGATGATCTCGCGCTTCTCGACATTGATGAGCGTCACGTCGGCGGTGCCGAACTGCCCAGGGAGCGTGTAGGGGGAGATGTCCACGCGGGTCTCCACGAACAGTTCCCACCCAGGCTGGGCCGCCATGTTCCGAACATAGTCCAGGCCGTCGCGGGCGCGGTCGGCCATCTCTTCGTCATATTCGATCCAGAAGCCATCGACGGCCAGGCCACGCCCGCCGCCGATGCAATCCTCGGGGTCGAGACCGAGATCGAGACAGTCCGCCACAAGCTCGTGGAAGACTGTCCCTTCGGCGGCCTCATAGCGGGTGTGATCCGGTTTCCCGGCGGACGCTCTCACGCTCGCCGGGCACCGGACCCACCGCGTCCAGGAGGACGGGCCGAGGCTGCTATGTTCCTCGGGCGTCCCCATTACAGAACGTCGTCGCCTTCGTCTTCGCCGCCGTCTTCGTCGCCCATGAAGTCGAAGCGGACTTCCTCGGCTGCGTCGATGCCACCGTCATTGTAGGCGTCCACGAGCATCTTGCCGTATTCCATCGCCTTCGCGCGGTGCTCTTCCGGGATTTCGGTGATCTTGGGGGCACCGAACTCATCCAGGATCGGACGGATGGTGTCATTGAGGCGCGATTTCTCGGCCTTGTCCGTCGCGCCCGTCAGATAGGGGCCGAACAGTTTCTTGAGGTCGTCTTCCGTCGGGTTCTTCTTCGCGGCGGGCTTGCTCGCGGGCTTGCTTGCGGGCTTGGAGGCCGGTTTGTCGGCGGCCTTGGTCCCGCCAGATGCGGCGGCGGGTTTCGCGCCAGAAGTCAACGCGGCCAGGACCTTCTCCTGGACTGCGGTGTTCTCGGCGACGGCGGACGTGAGGTCTGCCAGGGCTTTCTCGATGCTCATTGCTTTCTCCATGAGTTGCGATCAGGGTTGTCGATGACGACAGAGGGCAATATGGACACGCCTTTGCCTCTTGTCAACACCGCTTTGATACATTATGTTCGCCTTTATCGCAATCCCACCCACTGGAGAACCGCAATGTCTGACATGATGAAAAGTCGCCTCGCGAACTTGGGGCCGCTGCACGACCTACTGATCGAGGCGTGCCCTACGACGAAGGATGAGCCGATGAAAAGCATCGCTCGCCTCGCACGCGCAATCGACTATACGCCCCAGGCGCTCTATAAGGCCATTTCTCGGAACCGGGTGTCCCCGACACTCGCCTCGAAGATCGTGGAAGTGGCCGACGACGGTTCCGTTTCGCTGGAGGATTTCCACCCTTACGTCTACGTTTAATCTCTGCTGGAGGCGCGACATCATGGCAGAGAATTACTCGAATACGACGATTCGCGTGTCTTTGGGCAAACCTGGAAACCTGGGCAAGTCCCAGAACGTGGTCATCTCCTGGCACCAGCTATTTCAGAAGTATCTGAAAAAGCCATCCCAGACTCGGGAGCGGCACGCTCAGTATCAGAAGGCGTCGATCAAAGAGAAGAACAGGCTCAAGGGGATCGGTGGGTGGTTCCTTGGGGCGCACGTCGAAGACGGCAAGCGCAAAGCCGAGAATGTTCACTCTCGCGACATCATCACGCTCGACCTGGATAACCTCTCGGTCGAGGAATACGAGAGCATCGTCAAGCACAAGAACCATTGGGTGAACCAGTTCGAGATGATGGTTCACACCACGCGCTCGCACACCCCGGAAGAGCCCAGACTCCGTCTGATCTTCCTGGTCGATGGCGAGGTCGAGGTCGAGCAATACGAAGCCCTGACGCGGATCATGGCGCACCACGTCGATGACCGCATGGAGACCGTCGATCCGGTCTCATTCCGCATCGCCCAGATGATGTATCTGCCGACGATCTCGGCGGATCAGGAATACAAGGCCGGGAAGAACCCTGGCCGCCTGGTCGATCCCATCGAGATTCTGGAGTCCTGGCCGCACGACTGGCGGAACATGAGCCTGCTGCCCCGCGCCGAGCGCGAAGAGGCCGCTCGTGAGCGTCAGATGAAGGCCGAGAACCCGCTGGAGAAGCAAGGCGTCATCGGTGCCTTCTGCAACGCCTACTCCATCGAAGACGTGATCTCCGAGTTCCTGTCCGACGCCTATGGCGACCCTGACCCGAACTCCACCGATCTCCGCTACACCTACCTCGGCGGCCACTCGCAATATGGCGCGGTCGTCTACGGCGAGGGCGGCGGGCTCTTCATGTATTCCTGGCACGGGACAGACCCGGCCTGCGAACAGCTATGCAACGCCTGGGACCTGGTGCGGCTCCACAAGTTCGGGATGAAGGACGAAGACGTGGAGGCGGGCACCTACGTCGAGTCGCTCCCCTCCCAGAAAGAGATGAAGAAGTGGGCCTCGAAGCTGCCCCAGGTGAACGCCCAGCTTGCCGCCCAGCGCATCGACCTCGAAGCTCACTTCGATGATCTCGATGACCTCGGCGTCGATGAGGTTGCGGTCGAGGTCGATGAGTCCGAGCCCGATGAGTTCGAGAGCGAAAAGGACGAAGAGACGCGGGCGCTCCTGGGCCTTGAGCCGCTGGACAAGCGCAAGCTCGGCCTGCCGGACTACCCCGGCCAGTCGAAGGCGATCCCGCGCGACAAGAACTGGACCCAGAAGCTCGAAGCGACTCTCCAGGGCGAGATCAAGCCGACCGTGGCGAACCTGGTGAAGATTCTGATCCATGACCCTCGCACGCGCGGCCTCATGGCCGTCAACAAGTTCACGGGCGAGATCGTGGTGACCAGGACCTTCCGGTGCCAGATGAAAGAGATCAAGACCGTGAAGCTGGTGGACAACGTGAACGGCGATCTCTGGTCCGACTACCACGACGCCGCGATCAAGGCGCTCCTGTCCTCGCCGAACGGCCAGGGGAACTACGGATACGGCATGTCCGTGCCGCAACAGACGCTCTCAGAGGCCGTGCGCCTGGCGGCGGAACAGTTCTCGTTCCACCCCGTCATCGAGCACCTGGTCAACCTCCCTGAGTGGGACGGAGAGACGCGCCTGGAGCGCATGTGGATCGACTACATGAACACGCCGGACACCGCCTACTACCGCGAGACGGCGAAGCTGACGATCCTGGGGGCCATCGGGCGCTTGTTCGCTCCAGGCATCGCGTTCGACTATGTGCCGATCCTGATCTCGAAAGAGGATCGCCGGAAGTCCACCTTCGTCCGTCACCTGGGCTTCGGCCATTGGGGCGGCGAACTGACCGCCGACTTCCACAATCAACAGCTTGCCGCCGAACAGATGATGGGCAAGCTCTTCCTGGAGATGGCCGAGATCACGAACATGAAGCGTTCGGACGCTCAGTCCCAGAAGGCGTTCGTCTCCAGGGTCGAGGACAAGGTGCGCCTGGCCTATGACCGGCGCGCGGTGAACTTCCGTCGCCAGAACCTCTTCATCGGCACCACGAACGAATACGAGTTCCTGCGCGACGATCAGAACCGGCGCTTCTGGCCGATCTTCATGGACGTGGAGTTCATCGACACCGACCGCTTCCTTGAGAACCGCGACCAGATATGGGCCGAGGCGATGACCGTCTACAAGGCCATGCTCGCGGACGCTGGTGGGGACCCCTACAGGATATTCTTCCGGCTGGGCAAACAGGCGACGAAGCAAGCTCGGACGCTCCAGGATCGCGTGCGTGTCCAGTCGGGCGACGACGACGAGATCGCGGCTATCGAAGACTACCTGGACCGCGTGGTGCCGCTCTCCGATGTCATGGACCCCAAGGGCGCTGGCGCGGACTTCGAGTCCGAGGACGCGGAGCCGATGGTTGTCAGGAACGCCGTGTGCGTCGATCAGTTGATCGAGCAAGCCCTGGGCGAAGACATTCCCGCGAACCAGCACGCCGCGCAATCCAGGAAGACCGTGATCGGGAACCGGATGACGAAGATCGAGGGCTGGGTGCGCTACGCCGATCTCTCGGAGACCTTCGGTCGGAACTCGACCATGATGACGATCCCAGGTTATGGCCGGAAGAAGGTCTACGTCCGTGAAGGGTTCTTCGATCCTGACGCTGGAGGGCTTTACACCGTGGTCGAGACCCCTGCTATTGAAGACGACGAAGACAGTTTGCTCTGATCGGTGGGGAGGCTCTTGCCTCTCCGAATCTGATTCCGAAGCTCTGAAACGGTTGACAGCCCTCGCCTCCAAGGCGGGGGTTTTCGCTTTCTAGGGGTATCGGGGGGTATCACGCGCTAAGTGCCTTGTTTTTATGGTGTTTTCGTGTCGCTGCTGGTGAGGGGATACCCCCCGATACCCCCTCCCTTAATAGCACCTATGTAAGAATCACTGAATCTGCGGAATCGGATTACAGGACTCAACCGATTCCCCAGATTCAGACTTTTTTGATTTTCCCTGCATATAAGCTCTAAAGGGGTCCAAGGGGTATCATCTACAGGTCAAAGCCTTGAAAACAAGGGATAATCTGGTGATACCCCCCGGTGATACCCCCTGTGATACCCCCCTGCAATGGGGTATCACCCCCTGTTTTGCCCATGTCGTCCGGTCCTGGAGCCCGAAACCGTTCGTGAAATTGGCCCCGGCGAACACATACCTCCTTGAGACCGAAACCGTTCGATGATGCACTTTCTCTGCAAGATCAAGGGCTTAGGAGTTCCGAAACCGTTCGAAACCGTTCGTGCTCTGCATGAAACCATGCGTTGACACCTGCAAACCGCTCTGGAGATTCTAGAAAAAC